CTGACTATTAGGCAAATGCTCGTATTGAACTTTAATACCATAATTAGCCTCTGCTGGTGTGTCCATTAATGCGTAAAATAAAACAGCATCTTCGCACTCGGTAAGCCACATATAAGCTCTCAACTGCCATTCGTAATCACTATTTAACTCTGTTGCACTATCTAACAAGGTTTTTTGACTCCAGGCGCATTTTAAGTCTATTACTGTCTTATCTATAATAACATCTGGTGTACCTACGCACCAATCATTTGCATAAATGTTTATGTTCTTTTCAGCAATACCATAATTTAAAGTAGTAGCCATAAAGTCTATTGCATCATCTTCTTTTAATAAGCCTTTAGTCATATACTTACTGCTTATCTCCTCAAAGTTATCGGTGTACCAATCTATAAGATAAGTTTGGCAAGTTTTACCTAACTCGCCTTTAACCTTGCCATTAGTCATTATCTTACCTAATTGGCTTGGTCTTATTTTAAACTGCTCTGGATTTCTCATAATTATTCAGCTGTTAGTGCAAAATGTACCTCATTACTTACTTCGTATTTATCCATTATTTTAGATAATACTTTTTTGTTTGCTAAATATGCTTTTCTGCACATATCAAAGTTTTCAGTACCTAACTCTAATTTAGGCTTTTTAGGCTCTTTATTGTGCGTATTTGTAGCGTCTGCATCTTTGGTGTCATCTATTAAAAATAAACCATTTAAAGCGTACTTACGTGCGTATGAAGATGCTGCACCTGTTATCTGTGAGCCATCCATACCTTTCTTACTTTCTTCTTCTCTTGCAAATGCTGTAATTGATAACTTATTATCGCCTTTTACTATCGTAGCTGTTGCCTTTACATAATATCTGCCATCTAAATTTACTACTTCATCTGAAATAAAAAGTAAACAATCTTTGGCTTTAAGTAATGGTTTTAAGGCTTCTAAAATATCTTCGCAACTTCTGTAATTATAATTGCCAAAATTGTTACGCTGGTTTTTAGGTGCTTTTAGTTCTGTTTGAATTTCAATTAGTTCTTTCATATTATCTTATTTTGTTTAAATGTAATTGCTTTGTATATCTATCAAGGTAAATTTTCTCTAAATTTACTTTCGTATTGCGTAGGCTTAACTCCTTTGCTAACTCTATACATCTGTAAGCCTGTAATACCTTATCATATTGTCTGTCTGCCATACATTGATTATACAGCTTTTGTATTTTTTCAATCCTTGATAGCTTTTTAGGTTGCTCTGATTCTGGTAAGATAATGTTTATCTGTAATGGCTTGTACTTCCTAAAGTAATTAGCCACGTTGTTAAATACGTTTATCATTAGTTTATAAATTCTTGTAATAATTGGTTAAACTCAAAGTTATCTGTATTATATAACTCCTCTAATGTTACTGGGTTAAAGATAGGTAAATTGCTATCATCAAAGTTTGTTGTAATGGTTTCAACTAAATAAAGTTTATTGTTGTTTAGTAACCACTCGTTAAAACCTTGTGATGAAATAGCCACGTCTTTTGTTTGAGTGTCATTGTAAATACGAGCATTAATAAAATTAGATTCTAATACTGCATATTCAACAGTCCAAGTTTTTGCATAATCAGCTTCTAAAGTTGATACATACATTTCCATAAAGTTTATCATAATGTTATTTGTTTTTGTATATGCAATTATAAACAATGTATTAACATCTTTCAAATAAAAGTGTAATTTAGATAAATTCTAAATAACAAAGGTAATACCTAACTGATATAAAACACCCCAAAGAAGTAAACCAATGATTCCTAAATAGAGTTTAGTATATCCGTTACTCACTCTGGGTACGTGGTACTGCTTACCGAATAACCAAAAATCTACTGTCTTACCCGTATTGTCGTTAGTACCATCAATACGCTCTATTACCTTTCTACCAATAAACAAATTAATAGGTGCTTTGAATACTGTTTCTATCCAATAAGTAGATAGTATCATTAAGTATAGGTCCATTCCAGCTAAAAAGAGCAACCCCCTAATACTAAAGCTGACAAAATACTCTGAAAGATGTATATCTTTGCCTAAATCGTGTGCAAATATATGTAATTGCCAATATAAGAATATTGCAATAATATAAGCCATATATGGTACTGAATACCAATAAGCCAATATAAAGCACAATACCATTATTAAGGCTATTATAAAAAAGTTTAAAGAGTAATTTTTAGCGTAGTAGCTACCATTCTTTGCGCCACAAAAGGCAAATAATACACTTAGTATTAATAAAAATTTTATCTGTTCCATAATGTTTTGTTTTAAAGTTTGTTTAATCTTCTTCGTAGTCTAAGAAATCAAGTCTTTGCTTTATAAGTTTTATTAGTTTGCCTTGTATTTCCACTTTGTCATTAGGGAACATATTTAAGCCACTTTCCTCTAATCTCAACAAAACATCTGTAAAACTTTCTATCTCAAAGACTATCTGTGAATCTTGCACATCTTCTGCTTCTATTTCATCTATCATAACTTTGGCTTTTACACAAATTTACGCCAAAAAAAGATAAAATAATAGTTGTTTGTTTCCTAATAAAATATATGTGTTATTCGTGCTATTTGACCATCTTCTTTGTGGTGTATAAATCCCTCTACTGCCTTTGGTGCGTGTTGGTAACCATTTCTGTGATGCCACGAATCAGTACCAGACGGACTTCTAAAACTCTCTACACATACACTACCATAGTCTTTGCTTTTTTTGTGGTGTATATGCGAAATGTAAAAGTATCTATGTTTTGCCTTATGCCAGTTCTCAGATGATTCTTGTGCCATCAATAAAGGCAAATCTGTTTCTTTTGCACCATCTCCGTGAGTAGTGCCTATTAGGTTATTGCCATAGTTAAAATACTTTCTATGTGCTATACCTACGTTAAAAGTAATGTTTTGATGATTTCTAAACCACGCCTCAATGTTTTGTGCTAAAAAGAATCCATTTGTATAATCGTGATTTGATGAATCGTACTGAATGTGCATAGGGGCTACCTGTATCAATATCTCTATTAAATCGATATAAAGCCTTTGAGCAAGTAAAAAATTCTCATACCACATTCCGTCTGTATCTTGTGGTGTTCCACTTGTGGTCGTTCTACGTGCGTTATCTACGTGCAAAATGTCATTACCTATTACAAATAAGATCTTATCTATATTAAATCCTGATGCTTTTTGTAACAAACCCATTACACCATCTTTTACCCTCTTAATGATTAATTCGTTATTGTGTGGGTCTTTGGTTTCTAATTCACTTGCTAACTTACCTATATGTATGTCTGCTGGATTAATAACAAATAAGTTTGCATCTTTAAATTTAGGATATGTTAATTTAGGGTATGTAGGTTTCTTTTTATCAATATACTCTATCAACTCGTTTTTAAAGACCTCAAATAAGTTTGTCTTATTATCTACAAACAAAGAGAAGTGTTCACTCTTAAACCAAAAATGCTTTACATTGTCTAATGGAATCCCTTGTTTTTCACACTCAATTTGTAAAGCCTCTTGCTCTGTTTTACTTGCTTTGAATTTAATACCCTTGTCAATAGTACCAGTTATCTCTGTTGGCTTTTGGTTAGGGTGTTCTTTGAAATACGCTTTTACTCTACCTCTTAAACTTTCTAAAGTAAAGTTTTTTAATTCTCTTACATTTTCTCTTAGATACTCACTAAATGCAGTTTTGTTTTGGTTTAACTCATTGTATTTGTTTAGATTTGCTTTTACAATGTGTTCAAAATTCTGTTTTTTCATTTTTTTAAATGTTTAGTTGAATAAAACCCTTATATGCCTCTGGGTTTGTTAAGATTAAAAGAACTCTGCATATTTATCTTTTTTTACAGCTTTAATCAATCAACCTAAACTTACCACGAATGATTAATGATTTCTTTTAATTAGCTGTAATATCTTAAAGTTACTTATTTTTCTTTATAATCGTAACTAACTTGTAAATTTTTGTACTCTGATTCGTTTACTAACTTTGTTCCCTCTTGTACTTTTACATATTCTCCACGCTCTTTAAGGGCTATTGTATGGACGAGTGCCACAGCATTAAATAATAATGCTACTGCTTCGCTTTTTTTACCATTTAACTGATAATCGTTAATATGTCTAAGTAAAGATTCTAAACACGCATCTTCTGGAATACCTTTAAAGTAATTAACTTGGGCAAAAGCATTTTCAGTAGTTGCCAAATATTGTGCTAACTCTTTTAATGCTAAAGGGCTTATAAAATCAAATCTTTCTCTGCCTGTGTTATCTGACCTAATAGCACCACTTTCAAATACTCTTATTTTTCTGTCCATAATGTTATTACTTTAGTTTGTTTAATTGGCTTGTTATCTGTGTATGTGCTTAATGTTAGTAAGCATATTATTAATGTTAGTTTTTTCATTTTACAGATATTACATATAACTCTTCATCTTCTTGGTAAAAACATACAGCTTGTACACTACCATTTTTGTATTCCCACTTTACACTTGTTGATACATCTAAATTACCTTTTACTCTTTTCCAACCTAAATTATAGAATATCTTACCATAATTATATACTTTTTCTACATCAGCAAACGCTATGTAATAATTAGAGCATTTGTTATCATATTCAAATATATAAATCCTTGTTTCGCCATCTTTATCAAATTTTAAAGTATAAGAGCCAGTAGAGTTAATAAACTCTGTATAATACAAATCTGTTTTGTCTAACTGTTGCTTTGCTGATTCTAAAGATTGACCTAAAAAATTCTGTGCCATACTTACCATACCGATAAATAATAAGGCTGTTAATAAAATTGCTTTTTTCATAATTGTTTAATTGTTTAATTGTTTAATTGTTTAATTGTTTATAAAGTTTAAAATGTTAATTAGTTTTCTGTGTTGCTCTGTGTTTTCATATACTAGCCTCTAATTTACGTTTAGCTTTTATCTGTTTAAATTTATCGTATGCATCTGATTTAGGTTGTGTTTGACCTAACCCCTTACACCAATAATCGTTTCTTAATAAAACTTTACACATTCTACGCCAAGAAGGAACCCAACATTTACTTTCTAAATCTTCTGGAGCTTCATCTGGAATAACTAAATAACCTCTATCTTGCCAACCTTTAATAAACTTTTTAAATCGTTCTCTGTAATGTTCTTGTGTTTTTTTAGGCATAGTAGATAAAAGTAAATTGCAAAATGTTTGCCACGTATGACCCTCAGGTTTTGATATTTTATTATAACCTGTCATATTACCATTTTCTTGAATATATAACGCACCACTATTTACACCATTAACCCTTGCTACTAATTTATACCAAGTCATAGGTTCTAATATATGATATAACCATAAACCTTTTCTTTGGTCATCACCATAAGGCTGACACAATCTTTGTTGTGAAATTTTAACACCAGCCATACTCATTTTATCGTAAACCCTATTGTGTGGCAGTTGTGGATATTTTCCGTGAAATACCCAAATATCCTCTGTTCTCCAATCGTAAATAGGGTAAATATTATATAAACCTTTAGATACTTTAGTAGTCCATTTCCATTCCTTAAACATTAAACCATCTTTTCTAGATGTAATTGCTCTATATCTATGTAAAGATTCATCTGCTCTAATGCCAATAAAGGCAGCAGTATTTTTACCTTGTGAATACCATTCGCCAAATATTACCATAAATTCTTCAAATTCCATTTTAGGAACATAAAAATCATATTGAGTTAAATCACTAGCTAGTATAGGTTTTGGTCTTACCCAAACATCTTTTTTATCTTGGTCCCAGCAAACCCAACGTGGTTCATAATTACTTACTGCATTTCTTAATAACAACTCTCCACATACCCAATGTAAATCAATGTAATCTTTATACATTTCTATCATATGCTCTATGTGAGTAATTGTATCAGAATACTGTGCTTCTAAATCTATAATTAAAAAACCGACTTTTCTATTGCGTTTTTTAGCTTCTGCTAATACTAAATGCGACATTACAGAACTATCTTTACCACCAGAAAATGATATGTAAATACGTTCAAAATTATCAAACACTTGAGAAATTCTATCTCTACTAGCTTCTAATACTGTTCTATTTTGATATACTTTTGTTGCCATAATTAATAAATGTTTACTTGTCTACC